GGGGGGGGTCCGTGGATGGACCTCTCCGGGGGGACGAAAACCAACTGAATGAACAATCAGTAGTCCTACCCGTCGGAGAGGAGTCTCCGACACCAGATGCTTGGATGCACACCGAGTGTTTGGAAAGACCCTCTATTCGCAAGAGTGGGGGGCGTGGCGCTAGGGCCGTACCTAGACTTCCTTCTTTTCCTTTACAATTTAATAAAATGGTAATCGCTCTAACGAGACGTTATCAACCTTTTATAGGAGAGGAGGAGTGTGTAAAATGTATCGAATGCATCAAAACTATAATGGAAGTTTACCATTGTTTTGGTGTAAAGTGCAAGCGATCGGATGAACAGAACAAATATATCCGCGCGGCTCAAAAAGCCATCGACGAACTATTGTCATACGTTCAACGGGAGGGCCAGGGATCTTGGATTCCTTATATGAAATATTTAATTTCGGCCAAATTTGCTTTTGATCATGATCAACCGTTGCCAGCGGCCCCAAAGGGTTATAACTCCAAGAGGAGTGCTGGTAAGATTTTAGGGTTGTATGATAGGAGAGCGAAAACCTGTTTAAGTCCTGCAGAGCAGGCTAGTTTGTCTTATTCGATTCTTATGTCGAAGAAAGGAATGCCTCGGGCTGGTGACTTCTTGATTAAAGAAGCTGAAGCTAAAATGAGGGTTGCTCTTACCACAGAGCCATTACCTTTACCTCACCTCGAAGAAGTTTTTAATTCTAGAGGTCGATCCTTTTTTTTGGATCGGGCGACCATGGAAAACCAATTGATTCGGACCGTTGATGAAATCTTCGGATCCGAGATCTTTTCAATTGATGATCTTACAGAACCGTTTTTCCCGAGTACTTCGGCGAATTATATAAACTCCAGGAAGAATCTTGGAGCGGTCGGTCACCTGTATGAAGTTCTGCTTAAAGAAGAACTCAGACAGGAATTCCTTGACATTAGTCATGGAATTGTTGAGGTAGGACACCCTGTATCCCGAATTTTCGGAGCGCTCAACAAAGTTGAGCAGGATGAATTAGATAGGGTATGGGATCAAGATCAAGAATGGAAGACGACACTAGGCGCTTATGTCAATGTTGATCGTTTTAAAACCAGGTGGAGACTGCTTTATTGGCAGATCTTCAAGCGGGCAATCGATGAGGAACCTCTTGTCGAACCCGTCGGCTTGGCCGAAGCCCTTAAAATTAGAGTTATTTCTAAGGGGCCTCCGATGTTATATACGGCGTTAAAACCACTCCAGCAATTTATGTGGAGAACTCTTAAGAAACACAAGGTGTTTGAGTTGATTGGGAAGCCTGTATCGGAAGAAATCATAATGTCCTGTTTAGGGAACATTGATGATGGTCGAGACGTAATTATTTCAGGAGACTATAAAAATTCTACTGATAACCTACATTCCTGGGTTTCAGAGTGTATCGCAAGACGCATGTCCTGGAACTTACGGAAGAATGGTTTCTTTCCTGAAGTACTTGAAGAAATGTTGGTGAAGTCGTTAATCCATCACAACTTTGGAACTATTTCCGAACCCCTTCCTCAGAGAGAGGGGCAGTTGATGGGATCAGTTACATCCTTCCCAATCCTTTGCATTGCAAATGCGGGATTTTGTCGTTGGAGCCTCGAGGAGGCCAATGAGAAGACCTATAATATGGTCGGGACGAGGCTTCCGCCTCTCAGGGTGAATGGTGACGACTGCGTTCTTAAGGGTTGTAAGAACAGTTTAATTGCGATTTGGGAGAAGATCACAGCTTTTGGTGGTCTCTCTACTTCCGTAGGAAAGACCTACTATTCGCGGAAGTTCGCAGTTATAAATTCCGTTTTGTACGACTACCATCCTGCAAGGATGGAGTTATCCGATCCGTGGGACACCACTGTCGATGAAAGGTCCCGTACGGGACTGACTATTCGTAGAACAGGGTGTTCCTGGGTGGAACGGAAGTACATTAATCTGGGGCTTCTCTTTGGAATTAAGAGATCGTCTGGAGCCGAAGATGGCAAAGTTGGTGTGGAATCACTTGGTGAATTGCACAAAATGCTCAAGGAAACTTGTCCTGAAGAGCGGTGGGATGCTGTTAATAAAAAATTTATTAACATTCATCGGGAAACCTTAGAAAGGTTTCGTCATATCCCCTGGTACGTGCCAACGTGGGCAGGGGGGTTTGGGTTAGTGCCTCATAAGCCTCATAGTCATATGGAGCGTATGGGAATCTCGTTGTTGAAGAAACATTGGCTCGCAAAAGG